AAGGCGAATCAACACCTAGCACACCTAATAATAATAACCCTATCCTAGAGATGGGTATACAGGATATATTATTCATGGAAAATCGAGATAGGCATTATGCACCCGATGTATATCAATTGCGTGGAATTTATACTATGCAAGATATTGATTTTAATCTAAGTCAATTTGGACTATTTTTAACCAATGACAATATAATGATAACGTTCCACTTAAAATCTACATTTGAAGCGTTGGGACGAAAAATTATGTCCGGTGATGTATTAGAATTGCCTCATTTAAAAGACGAATATGCCAGCGATGAAGCAATGGTAGCATTGAAAAGGTTTTATGTTGTAACAGATGTTACCCGTGCAGCCACCGGATTTAGTCAAACTTGGTATCCACATTTATTAAGAGCTAAATGTCAACCACTAGTCGATAGTCAAGAATTTAAAGAGATACTTGATGCTGATTCCGGAGCAGGAGATGGCTCTACATTGCGAGATGTTATTAGTACCTATAATAAAAGTATGGAGGTTACTAAACAAATTATGGCTCAAGCTGAAGCAGATGCACCATCTAGCGGATACGACACAAAAGGTTATTTTGTATTACCTTTAAAAGAAGACGGATTATTAGATATTGTAGATACTACAATAACTGATGCTGATGCTAGTACAGAATATCCTGCTGTTGACGCCAGTGTAGTATTACGTAGTCCAGACAAAAATTACTATGTAGGATACCTTACAGAAGATGCAGTACCACCAAATGGTGCTCCTTACACATTTAATACGGCGTTTCCTACAAACCCTGTAGTAGGACAATTTCATTTACGTACTGATTTCTTTCCTAACAGATTGTTTAGATGGGATGGAAAACATTGGTTAAAATTTGAAGATAAAGTTCAAATGACCTTGAATGATCTAGGATATGACGATACTAAACCAGGCGCACGTTGGGAAGGTAAAGATGTAAGGTTAACTAAAAAGACCTCATTTATTAATAATAATAATACATCTACTATTGCTGGTAAAGTAGTTAAAGAAAAACAAAGCCTATCTAAGGCATTAAGACCACAGGCGGATAATTAATGGATCACTTTTATGACGGGCAAGTACGCCGATATCTAACACAATTCATGCGATTGATGAGTAACTTTAGTTACAAAGATGCTAAAGGTAATCTTACTGAGGTGCCTGTTCGCTATGGAGATATGAGTAGACAGGTTGGTGCTATTCTTAAAAAGAACAGTGAAAATATTATTCAAAGTGCTCCATTTATTGCTTGTTATATAAAAGACATGCAGTTTGATCGATCAAGATTAGCTGATCCAACTTTTGTTAGTAAGGTTAATATTAGAGAAAGAAATACATGGGTAAATCCAGATACTCAACAAGTTGAATATATTAATGAGCAAGGTGAGAATTATACAGTAGAAAGATTAATGCCTACTCCATACATTGCAACATTTCAAGCAGATATATGGACTACTAATACAGAACAAAAATTACAATTATGGGAACAGATTGTAGTTTTGTTTAATCCTAGTTTGGAAATACAAACAACTAATAATTTTATAGACTGGACTAGTCTCAGCGTTGTTGAACTAACAAGTCAACAGTTTGAATCTAGATCAATTCCTCAAGGATTAGAAAGTGATATCTCTATTTGTACATTAACTTTTACTGCTCCGATATGGATTACTCCTCCTGCAAAAGTTAGACAATTAGGAATCATTACAAAAATTATTGCTAATATATATGACGATCAACCAGGAAATGTGGGATCCGGTGCATATAAGGATGTGGGATTATATGATACATTTGCAGGTAGAGTTGCTAGTTCAAGAACTGTAGTAACTCCAAGCAATTATAATCTATTAATTTTAAATAATATAGGAACATTGATTCCAAAACGCTCTGATAACTCCGATAATGCAGTGTCTAATGCCGATGTTACTAATAAAGGTAATTGGAGAAGTTTATTAGATTTATATCCTGGAGAATTTAAAGCAGGGTTAAGTCAGCTAAGAGTTACAAAGAATGACGGTAATGAACTTGTTGCGTACATTAGTTTAAATCCTACAGATGATAATAGTATGCATTTAGACATAGATTCGGATACTATCCCTACTAATACAATTATTCAAAGTAGAGGAACTATTGATGCAATTATTAATCCAATTAAATTTGATCCTATTAGTGCATCTAATAATTCAAGATATTTGATATTAGATGACATCAATACCGCATCAATTGATCCAGAAACAATTAGACCCACTGCATGGAAAAAATACGGATTAGAAAGTTTAGATCAAACTAGATTTATTGCCCATGCTAACGATATTATTAGTTGGACTGGAACTCAGTGGGTAATAATTTTCAATTCTTTAACATCCACAGAAGATACTTATATAACTAATTCATACACAGGAATACAATATAAGTGGGATGGAGAACAATGGAGCAAATCTGTTGAAGGTGTATACGAACCCGGAGATTGGCGTTTAATTTTATGATAGAAATAGTATGTAGTGGTGGATTGTTTCTTGCTAAAGATACAAAAAGATTTTTATTTCTTCATAGAACACAGGGAAAAACAGCAGGAACTTGGGGATTAGTTGGTGGTAAAAAAGAACCCGGTGATCATACACCGTTAGATACATTAAAACGAGAAATTGATGAAGAGGTAGGAAAAACTCCTACCATTAAAAAAGTTGTTCCCTTAGAATTATTCATCAGCAATGATCAACAATTCCATTATCATACATATGTATTGATTGTAGAAAAAGAATTTGTACCTTCACTGAATGAAGAACATTCAGGATATGCTTGGTGTGGATTTAATTCTTGGCCGAAGCCCCTGCATCAGGGTGTAAAAACTAGCCTAAGTAATAAATCTATTCGTAATAAAATAGAAATATTATTAGAGCTAGTTTCTTTTTAATTAAAGTAAAGTTTTAATTCTAGCGTACAAATCTTGATCTGTCCATGTACCACGAACAGCTAGATAATCATCGCCTTCCCAAACAGTTATATTGCGTTCAACCCACGGTTCAGTACTAAGAATTACTGAAGCAACTACTGCTCCGGTTTTTCCTCTAGCACGGTCTCTTATAATATCGTCACCGTATGCATAATTTTCTTCTATATACGAAACTGTAAAAGAATTGCTAGTTTTAACTTCTTGAGCGGGCTGTATAACTACAGGGGTATCTAACATAATAGTTGTCATTTTTATTTTCTCCTTAAGGAATTGTTAACTGTATATTTATTATCAGTCTTTACCTGTAACAATTACAGCTACTTTATCGACCCAAACAAGTCGTCCATAACAGGCAATATTCCATTTGGTTTCGCCGTATTCATGAGTACATTCTGTAAAAGTTTCGCCAACTAACCTAACATCAGTGGCCAAATGCTCTACACCGTTTTCAAATATTCGCCAAACTAAATCAGACCCGTTGTGTTTGGTGTTAAATCTAATGTGATACTTGTTCACTTTAATCCCAATTCCTTGCGGATTTTTGTAGCACTAATATCTGTTACTGTTTCATCAAACGTTTCTTCGCCTGCGGTATAACCCACGCCTCTGCCCCAACCGATGTGTACAATGTTAGGAACAACTTGTATTTCGTATTGGCCTTGGTACAACGGATCTAAATCACGTTTGATAAAATTCTTAACCTTTTCTACTTCAAATGGATTACTGCCTTGCCAGCCCTGTACGTCACGTACTTGAATAATAACTTGTCCAGTTTTTCCTAGGAGTCTTTCAAATAAGGCACGATGTCCATCATGCCATGGTTGCCATCTTCCTAGCATCTGTACTGTTTCTTTTTTCCAGTCAAACGATGGTCTACGGCGATTATCATAAATGTGTGCAAATATAAATTCACTCCATTTCTCAGCGTGTTGCTCTGTTATTCTAAAATCATATATTTCAGGTTCAACAAACATTTTATTAGTGTCAGCATATCGACCTTCACGAATAGTATCCATCCATATAGTCCAATCTGCTTTAAAATTATTGCGCATTTCTAGCAGGGGTGCAACAAAATCACAGATAACAAAATCCATATCTGTCATTGAATCTGCTAGATCACGCATACGTTTACTTTGACG